GGCGGCTCTGAACTTGTCCCCATCGGGACGGAAAAGATTGACCGCTGGCTGAATGCCCGCATCAATGCCAGCTATTATGACCGCTGTTCTGCGGCCATCGACCCCGCCCGCAAACTGTATCTATTTGGATACCCGTCCAGCACGTCAAGCGACGGCACTCCGAACGAAATCCTTGCTTATCACTGGCCTTCCGGTGAGTGGACCTATGCTCAGATCAACCACGAAATCATCTATACGGGGGCAACGCAGTCCAGCATCACCATTGATGGCCTTGCTGCAATTGCAGCCACGATTGATAGCCTCGTCTATCCTTTCGACTCCCTGTACTACGCCGGGTCCGGACAGCTTCTCATCTCCGGCTTCGATACGTCGCACCGACAAGGCTTCTTCACCGGGACGGCCCTAGAGGCTTACGTTGAGACGGGTGATGCGCAGTTCACGCCGGGGCGCAAGTCCATGCTTCGCGCAGCCCGCCCGCTTGTGGAGGGAACAAACGTCACGCCAATGCTTACGGTGAAATACCGTGACAGCACGGCAGAAGCGCACACGTCTGGAAGCGCGGTTACGCCAACATCAAACGGTGTCTGTAACTTCCGTGTGAATGCCCGCTATCACAGGGCAGGGATGACCATTCCGGCAGCGTCCATCTGGGACAGGGCGCTTGGTCTTGACGACATCAAGGCCGAAGCGATGGGCGC